CCTTCTCGAATTCTGGGGCTTTACCGGGTCTTCCGGCGGCAAGGGCGGGAAGGGCGGGGGTGGCGGGGCGGCGACCGGCAAGAAGGGCCAGCAGCAATACGCCGTCGACGTGGCAATGGGGATCTGCCAAGGCCCGATCGCCTTTATCGGTTCGACCTACGGCACGAATGTCGGCAATCGCATCTGGTCGAATGGCGGCATCGCGGTGGGGCTCGACACGGCCGGGCTGAACGGCTATCTCGGAACCGACGGTCAGCCCCCCGACACCATCTTCGCCAGCAGCGATTCCAACCAGCCGGTGATCGGCTATTCCGGCACCGCCTACACGACCGGAACCCCGATGGTGCTGGGCTCGTCGCCGGCGATGCCGAACGTCTCGTTCGAGGTCACCGGCTTTGTCACCGGCACGGCGGGGAGCGCGTTTCCGAATGACGCGCGGCCCGACCTGATCGTCACCGACCTTTTGACCAATGCGCGCTATGGCGCCGGGTTTCCGACAGGCAATCTTGACACCGCGACGATCGCCGATTGGGGCGAGTACTGCCAGGCGGCGGGTTTGGCGATGTCGCTGCTGCTCGACCGGCAGCAGCCGGCGGCGCGCTGGATCGAAGAAGTGACGGATCTGACGGTGTCGGCCGTCGTGTGGTCGGGCAATACGCTCCGGATCATCCCCTATGGCGACCAAGCGCTGTCCGCGAACGGCGCGAGCTGGACGCCGAACCTGACCTGGCACTACAGCCTCGACGACAGCGATTTCCTGCCCTGGGGACAAGGCGCCGACGGAGCCACCGACCCGGTGATGCTGACCCGCAGCGACCCGGCGCAAGCGACGAACTGGCTGTCGCTCGAATACATGGACGCGAGCAATAGCTACAACCCGCAGATCATCGCGGCGTTCGATCAAGGGATGATCGACCAGTACGGGCTGCGCAGCGAGCCGTCGATCCAGGCGCACGAATTCACCAACCCGGCCGCCACGACCGTGTCGGCGCAGCTCCAGCTGCAGCGCCTCGTCTACATCCGCAACACCTATCAATTCAAGCTGAGCTGGCGGTACTGCCTGTTGGAGCCGATGGATATCGTGCTGATCACCGACACCGCGCTGGGGCTCGACGCCGCACCGGTCCGCATCACCGAGATCGCCGAGGACGAGAACGGCGAGCTTACGGTGACCGCGGAAGAGATCCCGGGGCCGACGCCGTAAGATGCCGGGAACAATCACGCCGATCGGCGTCGGCACCGCGACGTCCTATCCGAAACAAGCCAGCGCCGGCGCGGCGCTCGACCCGTTCGTGGCGCCCGGCGACACCAACGCGCCGATCATCTTCGAACCCCCGTCGGGCCTCACCGGCGGCGACACCGAGGTATGGATCCTCGCGACGGGCGGTGCGAATTGGGGCGGCTGCCAGATTTGGGTGTCGAGCGACGGCAACACCTATGCCCTCGCCGGCACCGCCTATCGCGGCGGCCGCCAGGGCATTTTGACCGCGGGGCTCCTCGCGGGCAGCGACCCCGACACGACCGACACGCTGGCGGTCGATCTGACCGAGAGCGAGGGGCAGCTCTTGTCGGGGACGCTCGCCGATGCCAACAATCTGGTGACGCTGAGCTATTGCGACGGCGAGCTGATCGCGTTCGAGACGGCGACGCTGACCGCTTCGTACAAATACGATCTCACCTATCTGCGGCGCGGCGCCTACGGCACGCGGATCACGGCCCATGCGAGCGGAAGCCAGTTCGGCCGGCTCGGCCCGAACGACCCGGCCGTGTTCCGCTATGGCTATCCGACGAGCTTCATCGGCCAAACGATCTATGTGAAGTTGCCGGCGTTCAATTTCCTCGGACAGGAGTTGCAGAGCCTCGCCGCCGTGTCGGCGTATGGCTACGGGCTCGGCGGGGCGGGGACCAACCCGCTGTCGAACCCGATCATCGCCGCGCTTGCGGCCGGCACCGGCGAGGACTGGGGCACGATCGCGACCAGCCTCATCGGCTCGGCGGATCTCGGCATCGCGACCGCGCCGGTCGGCGTCTCGATCAATCTAGGAACGGTGCCCTGATGTCCCACACTCAGGTTCAACTGGCGCGCGCCAATTCCGGCGAGGTCGCGAGTTATACTGGCCCCGCCGGCGAGATCGTCGTCAACACCGACGATTTCACGCTGCATGTGCAGGACGGCGTCACCGCCGGCGGTCACCAGCCGGGGGCGCCGTGCGGCGGCAACTACGTCTATCAGCAGCCCACCACCGGCACGACGCTGACCGCGACGGCCTTTCTGGCCGCCTACGTCATCGACCCGGCGGGGACGCTGGCGGCGCTGACCGTGGTGATGCCGGCGACGGCCAATGACGGGCAGTTCTTCGAGGTCGGCACGACCCAAACCATCACCGTGCTGACAGTCGGCCCGGCATCGGGCCAAAGCGTCATCGGCGGCAGCCTGACGCTCGCCGCCAATAGCGGTGCCGGCTGGCGTTACCGCGCGGCCAACAACACCTGGTATCGGAGGTTCTGATGCGAAACCGTCGTGTTCCCGCCGCGCTCCTGATGGCAGCGGCGATGCTGCCGGCTGCGGTGGCGGCCAAGGCCGATCCAACCTATCAGCCGGCGGTGCAAGGCTCGCTGGCAACACCTGTCGAGGTTGGGGTGTCCAACCGGACCGGCGCGGTGCTGCCGATCTCGAGCGGAAATCCGCTGCCGACGATGTCGTTTGCCGACCGACAGGTCAGCGTCCCCACGGTCACGGCCAGCGCCTATGCCTCCGGCAACGATGTCGGCGGGTTGAACGCGGTGTCGTTCCAGGGATCGGGGTCGGTGTCGCTGATCGAGACCATCGGGGTGAAGTCGCTGTCGGGGCAGATTCCGAGCTTGACCGTCTATCTCTTCGATAGCCAGCCGCAGAACTCGACCTTTACCGACAAGGGCACGTTCTCGCTGAATGCCTCGACGCCGGGAACGGACGGCATCCTCGATATCGACCGGCTCGTCATGGCCCCGTTTGCGGTGACGCTAGCGGCGCCGACCGGCACCTCGGTCAGCTTTGCCGAGAACGCGAACCTCGCCCGCATCCCGCATTCCGGGACGGCGACGCTCTATTACGCGCTCGTCTCCGGCAGCACCTTCACGCCGGGCTCGACGAGCGACATCCGCGTCGGGATCCAGGCGGTCGAGCAGCATCAATGATGAAGCCCTTTCGCCGCATCGCGCTGGTCGGTGGCCTCTGGGCAGCGCTTGCCGCCGGCACGATGGTCGTCCGAGGCCCGGCGCGGGCCGATCTGTTGGGGCAGATCATCCTGAGCGGCCCCGCCATCCCGTCCTGGCTGCCGAGCGCCGGCGGCCAACCCGCGACGGTCTACGCCGATTTCGCGGGCGCGCATTACTGGTACGAGGGCCAAGAGGCCGGCCTCACGCCCTGGCTCGCCGCGCTCGGCGGCACGTTCAGCCGGTCGAGTTCGGCGACCTACGCCAATTCGTCGGGTCTCCTCGCGACCGCCGCGGCGAACGCGGTGCGGTTCGACTTCAACCCGACGACCGGGGCCGCGCAAGGGCTGTTGCTCGAAGGGGCGAGCACCAACATTGCGTTGGAAAGCGCGTTTGCATCAGGCTGGATTGATCTTGCCGGTACGACAACACTCAATGCGGGAATAGCTCCAGACGGGACATTAACCGCCGCACAATGGGCGCCAGGTACTGGCAGCAGCACCGCACGAGGACTTTATCCCGCGGCGGCGCTGTCTCTTACCGCTTCTATCTGGACGACATCGGTGTGGACGGCGCCAATCGCTTCAGGCTTAGCGTTTGCTTCGCTGTCGTTGATAAGCCCCAACACTTCAACCGGTTATAACGTCCTCACCAATTTAGCGACAGGGGCGCAGTCAAACGCTTCGCTGGGGTCTCCGACTAATACCGGCTCCGCAGTTGTTGCATATCCCGCGAGCCAATATAGAGCCTCGGTGACGATGCTGGGCGCGACCGGCTCTAGCCTTATTGCCGTGTCGGGTTCTCCAACAGCGCCCCCCGCGGGTGGCTATAGCGATATGTTCCCGGTGTTCAACGGGTCAGGCGTGGCCGGCGCTTATGTTTGGGGGGCGCAGGTCGAGAACCTGCCGTTCCCGACTTCCTACATCCCGACAACGAGCGGTAGCGCGTCCCGATCCGCCGACGCTTTGAGTAATCCGTGGTCACCAGGGGCGGTATTTACCAAGCTCGTCAAAGTCACGACGCCGATCGGCTTCTCGACGACGGCGGACATGACCGCCTGGGCCTATGACGATGGGACGGCCAGCAACGAATTTCTCCTCATCTACAACCACACGACGGGGCACCTGAACCTCAAGGTGGTTTCGGGCGGGACGATTCAGGCGACGCTCGATCTCGGCGCGGGGGCCGCAAGCACCAATTACACGGTCGCCTTCGCCGCGCAGGCGAACTCGTTCCGGGCGAGCGTGAACGGCGCCGCGATCGTCAGCGCCGCCGCGGGGTCGATGCCGGTCGGGATCACGACCGAACGATACGGGGCGAGCCCGGCCGGCAACCAGTGGTTCGGCCACGTCGTGAAATCGGGAAGCTGGGGCCTCTTCGCCAACGACAATACGCTGGCCAGCCTAGCGGCGAGCCAGTGATGACGGTCGACGCGGACAATGTCGACCGCGCGCTCGGCATCCTCTGCGCCGAGGTCCGCGCGCTCGGTCAACGCATCGACGAATTGCGGAGCGACCTGCGCTCGCGCTCGGGCGAACTGGCCGAACTCGATCGTCGCGTGAGGGCCGTCGAGCTGCATCTCGCGAGCGACACGGCGGCTCGGCACTCGGCCGACCATGCCCACAACCGCTGGCGCATGGCGGTGACGGCGCTGCTTAGTGGCGTCTCGGGCGTGCTCGGTGCGGTGACGGGCATGAGATCGGAAGAGCGTCGTGT